TCTATGACGGAGAAAAACTATTATTCCGGAGTAATCAACACAAACTGGAGCACATTGTCTACTGAATTAACTTCCACCGCGCGGTCCTTGCCGCAAGCGGTAATCGCAGGCCGGGCGAGCATACCCGGAAGAATCGAGAGAGCAATGAACATCTACGGAAAATGGGACTGGCGCATTCTGGCAGTGCTGATTATCGGCGGATTGATTGCAGGGTGGCTGATAGGCTGAAGCTACTACTCAAACGCAGTCGCAACCGAGCCCGGCGGTATATCCCGGCACAGGGAAAGTTACGCTTATAGCTTCCCGCTCTGAAGAGTCTCCCAACGAATCGGCCGGCCGTCCTCGAAGATCAGGATGAACCGGCCGTAGAACCTTTCAGGGAGAATGGGCCTTAGTGCCTGGGCAGAGCGCAGGATAGCCTCAGCCGTCACCGGCATAGACTTCAGGGCTGACTCCTCGTCAATTCTTATGCGTCCTGTTGCCGCCATCTATTCCTCGCCTTCTGATTCATCTTCGCCTTGAGATTCAGAATACCCCACCCCGCATCGATCATTCGGATGAATGGGCGTGCAATCGTCGCCCGACGGGAACGGCTCGTCTATCGGAATGAGGCCGGCTTCGATGTTCCCCATGCACTCCTCGCACGCATCCCCTGATCCGATCTGCTGTTTGAACTTCTGCCCTGTGCCCTTGGCAGCCTCATGCTTTCCGTGGTTGTAGGCGTACATGCTTTCTGTCCTGCTGATGGTCAGGGCCCGCGCCGCGCTGAAGTCCTCGCTCTGCAAGATGTTGTGCTGGAGTTCGGTTGTCGTCCACCCCTCATCGACCGATTTGCTTATCAACTCTCGCAGGTTCTCGCGTGTCGTCTCCGTGATGGCGTAGCGGGAATCAGGATTATCAACGATCTCGCCCTTGTCTGTGATGCGCTTGCCCACCAGTTCCGCGCCACGCTCCCGCGCCATCTGCCGCGCCTCGTCCAAGACCTTGGTCCAGATGTCCGAGTCTTCCGCAATGCCGCGGTCGGTCAGGAACTCTGTGGCGCCGGCGACCGCATCAGTCTCAAGGTAGGGCGTCACCTCCGGGATCAGGTCGCCCCAGTCCACCACGACGTCTATCGTGTCCTGATCTTCCGTCTTCTTCTTCGCGGCCTTGGCAATCTTCTCGGTTTGTTCTTTGTAATGGAAAACCATAGCATCGACTGATTTTCCGTTCATCATCGCATTCGCGGCACGATGATTCCCGTCGTTTATAAAGTATTTTCCGCCCATCTCGTGCAATACAATCTGGCCCCCATCGCGTAACTTACCAGCCGCGTCCTTCCCGACAAAAGGCTGCGAACTGAGTATCTTTTGAGGGTCTACTTTCTCTTCGCTATTCCCTGTCATTTTTGCTTTTGAGAATGCGTCTAGTTCATCTTTAGACGCCTGCGTAAGTGGATTACGCATCATACCGGGAGGAACATCCTCTTTGGATTGGTTCCTGGTCAAGATTCCCTTCGGCCCTTTGTCTGCATCTCCCGATGCATTCAGGTGTACATGTGCCCCATTGACAGTGATCCAAGAGCCGTCTTCATCTTCGGCCTTGGCCAGTTTCTCGACGGCGAGTTCCGCCGCCGCTTCTTTTCCCTTGCGCTTCAGGTAGGCCGCTAGTATCTGCTCCAGTGACTTCCCCGCTTTGCTAAAGGGCGGTTGGCTTCCGTCCCGGCCTCCTTCTTCACTGACGCACTCTTACCGCTCTGTTGCGCGCCGGGCTTACCCGGTCCTGAATCTCCGCCAGCGCCGCCCATAGCCGGTTGTGGCATCGCGGTCTGTGCTGCCAGGACACTGAGCGGCATCCACCCTGTGCCCGTCTTGACCATCGGCACGTCGCCGCCCTCTACCGCGTCCAAGCCGTCGCGGTCCCGTAGTTCGTTAATCGTTCTGGCTCCAAGAGATGTGTTGGCAGTATCGATGGTGGCCTGGTCGGAAGCCGCCACTTCCTCGTTCTGATTGAACACGTGGCCGATGTCGTCCCATCCCCAGCCGAGAAAGATCAGGCGACCCATCAGGCTAGACCACCAGAGCATCTCGCCATTGAGTCCCTGGGCGCGCATTTGCTCTTGAAGCTGCTCGGAGTTCGCCCGCGGCTCAGGCTCCTTGATGTAGGGCTTCGGGTCGGTCCTGAAGGCGCGGCAAACAATGCGAGCCATCCACTCGTCATACTCGGACTTGAGCAAGTCGCCGGCCGAGCCCTTCATCTCGAAAGGCTTGCCACCGCCAGGGATGAACCGCATCTTGGACTTGAGCTTGAGATTCCCGCTCATCAGTGCGTCGAACGTTCCTTGCCATAGCGCAATCTGCTCAGCAGTGTTTCCTGACCAGCAAGCCTTACCGTTGCGGCGAACGTAGAGTATCCCGTTCGGGACACTGACACATCCGATCATGCCCGAGTATTGCTCTGAGGCAACAGAGAAACGCCGCATTTTGCTATCGCTCATGCTCACGATATAGCTGATGTGGTTTGTATTCCCTTCCCTGTTTCCGTCAAACTTGAGTTTCCTCCCGCGTCTATCGTCCTCGGCTATAGTTGCCGATTTACCCGTTTTCTGGACTAGCTCCTGTAACTGGTCTGCCATTTTCCGGCTGGACGTGTAAATTACCGGGGCTGTCTTTGACCCATCCCCCAAAGCGTAGTAGCGAAGAAAGATCTCAATCTGGCGCGGGGTTGCATTCATGATCTCAGCGGGTACATATTTCTCGCTAGCGTGTCCAAACTTTGATAAATATCTGCCGAGTGGAGCGTTGCAGACAATTATCGACTTCCCATCATAGCTTGGGGCCTTTCCTTTGATTTTGATGTTGTTTACGAGTTCCCAGTACGCCGCAAACCCTTTGCCGTCGGATGCTTGGGTGATCCCAGCCACTCTTCCAGAGCAAGCGGTATGCCCTTCAGCAAGCCACGCTCCCATGAAAGCGCAATACTGATCTCCGGTCATTTCAAGGGCGAACCCTCCACCCCTCTTCGTTATTTGGGAAAACACTCTTGTCTTGACCTCTTTCCCTTCGTTCCAGTTGGAAACAATGGGGATACGATCACCGTCGATGTGAGATTCAAGTAGCTCTTTCGCTAAAACGATGCGCTCCTCCCCGTTGCGCTTTGAAAGCAGGACGCGGTGCGGAGGATTTACCAAGCAATCAATCGACCGGGATTGAAGGTGTACCATTTCCCCGCTATATGGCTGTAGATTGATTCCGGTCGCCTTTTGCCATTGGAATTCCTTCGTTACCGGCTTGCGCGTGGCAAACTTATCACTCTCAATATCCACATCCGTAAATCGCTTCCATCCGCGCTGTGTGAGAACTTCTGTGTCTTCGCTGTAGCACCAGTTCTCCGGGCAGCACACCATCACGTCAGGGCAGGTCCCTTCTGCCCAAAAATTCAACATGTACATCGTCTTGCGAACCTGCTGGGTCGCCTCCATCAGGATCTGCTCAACCTCAGAGTATCCGTAGATCGGGAACTGAGCCCACCGATGCCGCGGCATGTAGACAATCTCGCGCTCAGTGAAGTTGTCCATCGGGAGGCCCTTGACGATCTGGACGTATGCCAGAGACGGCCAGTCAGGGATGCGGCCGCGGTCGTCCACTTTTGGCACGATGGTATTGCCGTCGATCACTTCCAGCGCGTAGGGCTTTGTGCCGGCTCGATTCTTCCAGATGTAGACGGTGGCCGCATCGATGGTGTACCGCTCGCGGAAGATCATCTCCATCCATTGCGGGTACGGAATCTTCCGGTCTGGCATCTTGAAAAAGGCGTTGAGTTCCTTGATGCGCGGGTCGTCTTCCGACTTCACGCCCTTGGCTGGATTCTTCAGGACGAACTTCCACGGCAGGCTTACCAGTTCGTCAACGCGTGCGCTTAGTTCGTTGGCGATGATTCCCGAACCCCGCACGATGCCCCGCAGCATCTCCCCAAGGACAATGTGCCGGTTGACGATCTCAAGGTTGTAGCCGGTGGGATAGTCCCACTCGCGGGCGTCCACAATAGACGGAGGGCCGAATGGCGCTACGGGCTGGTAGGGGCTGAAGCGGTTGCGCTGCTCGTCTACATCCGCGATGAAATCGGACGGAAGATCACGGTCATCTGGGCCAGGACGGTCGTTTTCCGGGTCCCGATTTGGCAGAGTAGGCCGAATGCCGCCGCGATTCCTTGCGCTCAGAAGTCCATACCGCGGATTCAGGAGCGTCATTGATCCGCCTGTAGCGTCCGGCATCTTCTGCAATGCCTTGTCGTTCAGCCGTTTTCCAAACACTGTATCGTCGTTGATCTCGGTCGGTTCATCCCACAAGGCCATGGTGTGTGCTCCCGTGGTCTAGTGTATCAACCGATAGGGATTCCAGTTCTTTTGTGCATTTCTGGGAGGTGGCCGTTAATGCATCCGCACCCTTGGCATACCGATTCCCATAGTTTACTTCTCCGGCTTATGAATACCGTGGGGTTTGGCGGAAGAATTGGCGATTCCATGTGCTCCCGGAAATACCCAGTAAGTCTAGCCCGATCATCCATGTACGGTATCAAAAATGGACGCTCATCTTTTCCATAGAAATCTGAATATTTCATCGCTCCTCACTTTCCTTGGCACATCAGGCACTTGCAGCCCGGTGCGTGGGTTACCAGTGGCTTGCCTTTGATAACGTCAATCCATCCTTGCGTCTGTTCACTTACGGTTCCGTCCTTTGGCTTTTGAGTCCTGCCAAGGCCGCGCTTAGGTTTGGTCTCGCGTGCCAGTTTCAGGTTCTTCGGCGGCGCTCCATGCCAAACTCCAGCGGCAATCGCCAAATCAGGGAGGATCGCTTCGAGACGGCTGGGGCCGAAGACTTTTTTGGGGGTCCTGACGAGGGCGGTAACCGGCTTGAGCCGCTTCGGGCTGTCTCGCATCCCACCCATAGCCGTAATCTTGCCCTGCGGTTGCGCGTCCATAGCCTTCTGGAATTCAGCAACGACTTCAGGACTCATCGGCGGCACCTGAATGACAGTGGGAGACGATGCAGACCAAAGCCAATTCACGATCACCGCCGTCTGCGTCATTGATTCATTTTTGGCCCTTTTGTCAATCATTGCGGCCAGTTCATCGGGGAGGCGTATTGCAACTAATTTGCTCATGGATGGAGTGTATAACGGTTCCGATGCGTATAACAAGAGAAATCGTATAACACCATCAGGACGCCCAAGAGGGCCTTGCGCAGTCAGGGTGCATCCGGCGTATGCCCTCTTCAACCACGGTATCGCCAAGAGGTTTGCCGCAATGATCACAAAGGTCTTGGGGCGCAAGGGCTGCCATAGCGCGGTTGTAGGCGGTCAGAGCTGGTGCTTTTACGGGAGTAGTGACGGTAGGAGTAGGTCTAAAGCCGGGTGTCTTGGGGTTCGAGTCCTGATCTCCG